CTCCTTCTGTTCTTTCCAAATCCATAAATAAACCAGTAGACACCTCCATCATTTCATTGTTTTCAATGGCTTCTGCAACACGATTATCTACCGCTTGTATCCTTGCAGAGTCAAGCCAAGTTTCTGTTCCCAACTTCTTCGTTGTACCATCCCACTTAGTGTTCATCAGTACACCAACTTTACGGGCGGTTATTTGTTCGGGACTGCAAGCTGATACACTTATTCCGTTCACTTCGGGATGATAAACAACTACAGGCTTTTGATTCCAGACATCTGTTATCTTAGCTAATTCATCGGCTGGATAAAATATAGGGCCATCACTACCATTATGGACTCCTTCGGTTATCATTTGGGTGGGTGCTACAATGTAATCTCTACCTTCCATGGTGTCGTTATGCACAATGGGTTGTAGATTTGTGGTGACATATTGAAACATAATATAAAGCCCTCGAAGCAAAGCTTTAACTCACAAGCATCCCCATACTTGTAGAATTACCCAACAAATACGACTTGAATGGTGGAATGTAAATAAAAAAATTTGAAAGTGTATATCTTTGTGGGGTTGAAATGAAAAAATCCTAATCTAAGTGTCTATGTTGTAAACATTTAGATAGGATTTGGAAATATTAAAAAATTTTTTATTTTTATTGCTTTTAATTCAAAATAGTGGGTGCTCTGGTCAAAATCATGAAAACCCAGAGCACCCGAATTCAGGAGATATATTGTAGGCCAGTGTTATGTTTTACAAGCCACCGCTGGCCATGGGCTTGTACTCAAGACTATTTTGGTTAGGAACAACATTGGTTACATAAATAGTGTCACTCGGTGGTTTTGTTTCATTTTCTTTGATTTTAAGTTTGGCTTTCAATTCTTCGACCTCTCTACGCAACCTATCATTTTCCAATCTAAATCTTTCCAATGTTGCTTCATCCATAATTATTGTACCTCCGATGGTATCCAACAGCAACGACATTGGGGATGAAGAGGAATTAACCCTTCTGCTTCATCCACTGTAAATATTTCCCCTTCCATTCCACCACAATCCGGACAAACCCTGTCATCCCCTGCTGTAGACCACTCAGCCATAATCCCTAATTGTTCTACCCCCAGTAATCTAAAACTGTCTAACTGTCCCTCGGCGTGGGCGTGTATTATTTCTGTGCGTGCTATCATGCGAGCGCGTGTACGTGACAAGCCACCAATAACCTTTTGCATTTCACGTGCTATCTTTAATGGGTTTTGACCTGCAATTAAACCAGTAGCTAAGACACGGCTCATCTGTTGACTCATTGAAGCTGTGATTCCCTTCAACTGGTCGAATGCCCTTAAACCCAGTAATTCAACTTTACTCATAGCTATCGGCTGTGCAAAAGCTGTTCGTAAAAATTGGTCACGACTTCCCATGTAGAAATCTGGTGAAGGTGCTGCTATCCCCCCTTTAGTAACATCCGTATATGCTCTACCCACACCTTTCTTGTAGGCAAGTTCAATATACTGATATGTCCATGGTTGTCCTGATATACCTGTACCTGACACAACCAAAATACCAGCATCGACTTGGTCTTTTAGCCATTTATGAAATGCCCTTAACTTTTGGGGGTTAGAAGCGAAAGCATAAGAACCGGGTGTAGCGTGAATAACAAACTTGGTTCTTTCAATCAAACCAAAAGCATCATCATCCACTAATAGTTTTTTGGTTTCTTTGTACAACCAAGCAAATCTGCGATTCATTTCAGCCAGAAATGCACGGCTAATCATGGCTGTTTTACTTGGGTCTATTCTTCTTACATTTGTTTTAAGCATGTACATCTCCTAACAAAACATTAAATGCTTCTCCTGCTTGTTTTGTCGTTACACCAGTTTGTGCTAAAACCTTAGACAAATTTTCAGAAAAACTTCTAACCTCCCAAGATGATTTCATGTCTAACATCCCTAACAACCGCAAAGCCACCCACTGTGCCATTTCGTCATCTGACAAGTTATTTTGTAACCATTCACTTCCTACATAAATAACACCATAATCGTAATGAAAAATATTTATGTCGTATTCACGTTGACTGCCTCTTATGGGTGACAGGTTGCCATCTTCTACTACGATAAAGGGTACAGTTATTTTACGTTCAGAACCATCACGTAATTCATGTTGTATAAAAACTCCAGCTATATTGGCCAATCTCAACAAAACTGTATATGTATTTGAAACAATCATACTTCAATACCACCTACTGTTATTCAATATCCTGTTTCTACGTCTACCCCTATTATAACCCTTCCATTTGAAAATAAAAGGAAAAAATAAGGAGGCCCGTTGCGGGGGATAAACAAAACACTTGGCGAGCCTCCTTTTCCAAAATTGAATATGAGGGTGTCCACCCGGTGTATCGTTACATTTATCCCAAAACACTACCGCCCCTAACTTTTCAAAAAGAAAGTGACGACATTGTATTTCGTAAATAATACGTCCCGGTGGTGCTGAACGAATGTACATTATTTTTTCACCTTCGGTTTAGGTACAGGTTTATTTGCTGGTTTTGCTGGTTGACCTGCTGGCATTGGTTTTGCTTTGACTGCTGCTGCTTTAGCTGTAGCGTCAGCTTGCATCTTAGCGATTTCCATTTCTTCACCTAACGGGTTCAATTCGCTTTCATATTTGTCTTGTTCGGCAATAATGGCATCTGCCTCTTCATCTGTCATTTTATGTATCTGTGTGAAGTATTGTCTGGGTGGCATCAAGTTATCCACACCAGCATTAACATAATCAGCAAATGCTTTAGTTCGGCTCATAGCTATCTTTGCAATGTCATCTTCTGTGGTGACATTTAAATCAGGCCAAACAACATTATACTGTTTGGGCATAGGCAAACAACCCGTAGCAAGTAAACGGTTAATAAATGGACGCACTAACATCGCTGATAAGTATCTGTTTTGTCTTTGGGCTACACGACCATTCCATGTACGCTTATCCTGTACCGAAGCTAATTTGGCTTCTTCACTGCCTAACAGCACACGATATGGCACACCCAGACTTAATGCTATTAATTTCAAATGAACTTCGACATGACCTTTGGGGTCTGCTACTTGTTGGGCAAGGCTTTTGGTTGTTACACCCTGTAACGCTAAGAATCTTTGCAAACCTTTCTCCCATAGCTCCACTTGTTCCTTTACACTATCGGTGTCTATTTCAGCACCCATAGCAATGGCTTCTGGTGTCAGTTCAAAAGCATAACCGGGAAAACCACCTTTCCAAAACATTTCTGCACTACTGCCACTAACTTTCTTTATGTCATACAGATTGTTGTAAATGGTCTGCATACGGCTCACACCTAATACTTCACTACATTCTCGATTATCCGCCACATGAATAATCCTTGTCCAGTGAACCTTAATGTCAGTCATTTTACCCGTTGCACCTTCATCTTGATATTTGATGTTATATATTGTGGGCATACCATAACGTGGTGATAATGGATTTTGTTCTGATGCACTAATGGTGACGACACTTTCATCATATGCCCGCAAATAAAGTATCTTTCGTTTCTTGGCTTTTCCTTCCTCTGACACTTCACCAGTAACAGGGTCAATGCCACTTATGGGCACATCCAACTTGCCACCATCATCAAAACCAAGTAACAATGCTCCGAATCGTCCTATCCCACTTAAAACGTCTATTTTGTGCATATAATGAAATAAAGACAATTTGGTTTCAAGTTCGTTCCATGCACCCTCAAATTCAGTTTCTTTGATTTCTTTGTCTTCAAGTACCTTTGGAAAAGATTGCCAACATTCATCAGGCCATATCTGAACTGCACGTTTAGCCAATCCCATACGTTCATAGTATGTGCGGTAATCGGTTATAGTTAAAGACACAGGATACTTACAAGCAGTATCAAGGTCTGTCTGGTCTGTGTTCCTTAATCTGTTTAATACTTCACGTGTTACTGTCATCATTTCGTTGCGCACCAATTGTATCTCATTAGACACTGGTTTTTTCTTAATCGTTGTTTTCTTTTTTGCCATTATTTATTCCTTTCATACAAAGTTCTTTGATAACTTTTTTGTTATATCCTATGCCATCACTTTTAATTTTAACAAGTAATCTTTTTCCCAAGTCAGTCATTAATTGACTTATTCGTGATTCTGTTAAATCTATTGTCTTTCCTATTTCTGCAAGTGTAAACCCATCTAACCTCATTTTAACAATTAATCTATCTTCACAATTATTACATGAACCTTTTATTAACGATTCCAATTCATCCTTAAAATCCACTTTTGCAAAACCAACGTCTTCATCACCCATAAACATTTCGTATGTACTATGTTCATAATTATCTACAAATTCTGTTTCTGCATTGTAAGATTTGAAATTTGTCCTGTATTTATAACTGGATTCTCGTGTGTTTGCTCGATGTTTTCTTCCTTCTTGTGTTCTGATGTATTCGATAATATCATAATGAATCCGTTTATATGCCAATCTAATATCAGGAAGTTTCTGGACATCACCCATAAGCCAAACGGCATTTACCAATTCATCCACTTCATACTTGTAATTAGCAAATTTCATTGCTGTATGAACGAGTATTGGTTTTAATTCTTCGTAAGTTAGCATATCGTAGTATAACCTATCCACAGCTATTTATTTAGAGCTTTTATAATTTCCCGATAAAGTTTACTATTCTCCTTCACAACCTTTATACACCTTCTGAGCAATGCCTTCAGTTCCACGACCTCTGACCAATTCTTGGTGGCCCGGTCTACAAATTGCCTATTTGATTTAATTGCCATTATTTATTCCTTTCATAGTTTCCATCCACCAGCTTTGAACACGGGTTTAGCTACAAACTTAAATGCACCACTGGACGCATCTACTTGGTCTTTGTACTTGCTATTTTCTAATGAGAAAAATCTGAGTTCTTCCACATATGCATGATTCCATGGACCTTTTACCATACTTACATTACCGGCATTAACTTGTACACTAAATGGGTCAGCACGTTGGGATTTGTCACCAGTTGGCCTGTCAAGCCTCACTTTGTATCCAGCCAATTCACGTGCAGTATTTTCAGCACTTTCTTTACCGGCACTGGCTGGTTCTTGTTCAACACCGACTATTATAGAATGTCCATCGGATTCCGTTATTTGGCGTATCAT